ATTGGAATCGGCCGTTGGATAAAACCACATCACTTCACCAAACAAGTTGTTAATTCCACAATAGATAAATTGATTTGAAGTTGTGTTAAGATCGTCATAAACATAGTCTTCAACCAAACAATCCATCGATTCTAATTTACCAGTAAATCTAAAGAAACCATTATCAGACATCCAGTAAGCTGCACCATCAACTTCTACAGCTGCATTCTTTCCTATCAATCCACAGTTAGTACCTACTTGTTCATAGGCGAAAGTAAAAGGTTGACCTACAAATCTCATAGTAAATAATGAAGTATCGGTCCATACATAAATTGCATTTCTTCCTAGCTTAGCTCCCATGATCCGTGATCCGGCAGCCAGTCTTTGTGTGCCAGCACTATTGATTGCCGTAGGTGCCCAGTCAGTTATATCTTCTTGAGAAGAAAATCTTATAAACATATCGTCTTGAGAAGACGTGTCTCCGATTGTTGTTTCTGTTCCACATAAAACTAAGTGACGATCGGGAGTAGAGACTAACATATCTCTAGACGCTGTTGGCGCCCCACTAATAATTGTTGCTCTTGTGTCTACGGCATTAGCTAAGTCTGAATCCCATTCAAATACTGCACCATTACAAATTAAAGCGATAAGGGTAGCTCCTAAATTATCCAAGGACCATAAACCAGGTTCTGCAACTTTATCAGTTGTAGAAGCCACTTGACCCCATGCAGCATAGTCACTATAATTAGTAACGGTTGCTCCATCAGAGTGAGCAGCTCTTGTTGTTCCTCTAGCATTTCTTGTAATTCCTGTGAGATCACTTCCTGAAACTCCTGTGTAAGAAATTTCTTCTGTGCCTACTAAAATATAATTTGTACCCGTAGTTGGAAATCCTGTAACTGAATCTAAAGTAATACTTGTTCCTGATCCTCCAGTTCCATAAACATTGTCTCCTAAAGCTCCATCTAAAGTGTTTGTTTGAGGATTGGTTACGCTACCACCAAACTGGGATATACCCCATCCATAAACTCCAACCTGTTCAGCTGGACCTACGTGATAATATCTGTAATAAGTTATGCCTCCAGAAGTTGTGGCTCCTGTAGTATTACTTTCAACGGCCGCCATTGTGATTTCTAAAGTAACGGTCGTAGGAACTGCTGTTACCATATATTTTTTATCTGCAAAATCTGAAGCTCCAAAGGCAGAGTTAGTGATTGCACTAAACGTAGAAGCAGCTCCAAATAAAATAATATCACCTACTTGAAAATTATGAGCAGAAGAAAAAGTTAAAGTAACGGTTTTTGAGTTATAAGTAGTACTGAAAGCACTAGTGATCGCGGTTCCTGATGGATTAACTAAAGGGTGAATGTCATAATAAACTCCTCCAGAATATGCATATAAAATTCTATTGGTTCCAATGAGGGCATATTTAATGCCTTCTTTATTAACCATTTGATGAAGAGCCCGAGCTGCACCGGTTAGAGATTTATCTCCTAACTGGGCCCAACCTCCTATTTTTTCAGGAGTACCATATCTAAAACGAACATTTTCACCCCCCGTCCATTGAGCTTCCGCTCCTGTGGAGGTAATCTGTTTATTGAATCCTGGTAAAAATCCTATCTTTTGTAGCATATAAAATCCTTATGAAGGAGACAGTGAGGTATGGTGGATTCACTGTCTCCATCGTAAAGCTATATCATCGTTTAAACCAAGAAGGAAGACCTAAATGAGGTCGCTTGTCAAACATATTCTCTTTAGCTCCTGGTGTCTTGCGATTATTATAATGTAAAAATACTTGAATGCATTCTTTACCTTTAAATTTGTTTCTCCAATGCTCTAGTTCACAGCCACTGTAGACCAGCATATCTCCTGGTTCAAGGTCTACTTTAATTCCTTTTAGTCCTTCTTTACCCGACGGTTCAAGATAGATTGCCCACGGGTCTCCTCCAAGATTCATTGTCGTAGATATCTCACAACTAAATCGATCCTTATGTCTTTTAAGAACATCCCCATTTTTATAAATCCTGGCAAAAGTATAAGCAGGGTTTAATTTTAATCCTGTTGCTTTTTCCATAATGGGCTGACACTTCAACATTAAAGTTTCCATAGCGATATCGGAATAATTTGAATAGGTATGTGGAATCTGATCGTCGGTGCCCTCATAATTACCTAATAATGTTTCAAAAGGAGAAATGTAACGAGTTTTTCTACAGGTATCATAAACTTGCTTTTTCATTAAAAAGTAATTGGCTACAAAGGCAGCTAGATCTTTTGAGATAGCTTGTTTAATAACTACATATTTATTTTTCTTAAACATCTTTTGCCATTCCTTTAGGGACAGCAGTTATGTTCCAATGGATAAATCTAAAGGGTGCTTTGCCGTGATCGACTGCATACTCGTGTTCTAGATATCCTGGAAATATAATTAATGTTCCTGGTTGAGGCCTGTAATGAACAAGATCATTACCATTACGAATATCTTTTAATCCTGGTTTCATCATTAATTTAGTAGCTCTTGCCCCTGTTCTCGGTTCATGAAAAATAGGAAACGATGTTTTCTCACTGCATTTTAAAAAATAGAATCCTGATACATGCTGATTCCAATGAATGTGTGCTGCATGATGTCCTCCTCCTTTTTTAGAAAATTCTTGAACCCACATTTCAGAAAACATAGTTTGATATTGTTTCATATCGTAGCCATGATGATCTAAAAATTCCCAAGACTTTTGACCTATATAGTTTCTTAAATCTATAAAATCATTGTCCTGCGTTAATGGAGTTGAGTGCCATGACCTACCAAAATCTCCAAAGTCTTTTAAATATTTTTTAGAGTCAGGCATTTTTTTCGCTGCCTTGATATATTTATCACTAGCTTTATTTAATGATTTAACAAACTCTGGTTTTTGTTCTGACCAAATAGGTGTTTTAAAGTATTCGTTTATATTCATGTTATTTAAATGGATATCCTAAATGCCATAAGACAAGTGAGTATCTAGTTCCTGAAGTTACTGGTTTAACTCTATGCCAAACAAAACTAGGAAAAACAATAATACTTCCTTTCGGTAATATTTCAGTTGCTTTTCTTAAATGTTTAGACTCATCTCTTTGAGGTGGATCATATTGTCTAAAATCAAATTCTAGTTCTCCACCTTTGTATTCTGAACCATCGGTGAGTTGACAGGTCATAGATAGCTTTCTAATCTTGCCATTATCAGGATCATTTTTATTTTTTCGTTGATAAGGTTTATCTGAACTATCACAATGCCAATCGTAGTATTGGTTCAGTTTATATTTTGTAAATTGACAAGATTCAGAACGATTCCATTCAAAATTCCAACCAGCCATTTTATTTGCTTTATGTACGTAGGGGTGGAGTTCTTTATAAATCCAAGTATCATTCAACCACACTAGATCAGAATTTCTTTTATATTTTAAATTTCTAACTTCGTCTTTGTCTAAAGGTTTTTTATCTAAATTTCTTTCTCTGCCATAACCTCCTGTAATAGCCATGGTATCTTTTTGCGCTAAAGCATATTTAATAACTTCATCACAAAATCTAGGAGTTAAAGCAGATTTAAAATACCAAAAATAATTAGATAAATTCATTGGTAATAGTTAAAATAAAGTTAAGGGAATCTTTTTGATTGTTTGTTATGTAATACATATTAGTTGATGGAAACATAATAAATTTATTATTAGTTAAAGGCATATCCCAACTTCTTCCTTTTCTTCTATTATCATCATAATGGATTCTAACGCTACAGTCTTTAACATTCACTCCATATAACAATGTGTAGTCGGGAGAATTTCTAAGGTCGACTGGATCTATATTTAATAGAGGAATACTTATTTCTTGAGGTTTATAAATATTTCCCCATGTTTCTTTATTCACTAATTGGAAACCAAATTCCAAATTAATATGTTCTCTTAAATAGGTATTAAGTTTATCCCAAGTTCTTGAAGATTGAAATTTTTCATTGGTTAAGTTAGAATGTAAAATGTGATGAGAGAGATCAATTCCATCTATCTCCCAATGTTTAGGCATTGCCACATCGCCGTAATATAAACCGATTTCTGATAATACTTTCTTTTGCATACCTGTTCCCTTTATAAAGGAGGATATATTAATGTCAATATGATTAAAAAGATTTGATCTAGATCAATTATGCTACTATAGGAGTAGTTACTAAATCCCAAGACTGCCCGACTTCATTCCAGTTATACTCATAGTTATTTGCTGCATCGGCTTTTTGTTCATCAGTTAATTCTGGAGCATCACCAATAGGTGAATGCCAACTAGCTGTTGTAGTATTTAATACCCACGATGCATAAGGTTTTTTACCATAGAATAAATTATTATCTTCATCCCAAGTATAACCTATACCTGCGTAATTTCCTCTAAATGCTTTAGATTGATCCTCTGATAATTCTCCAGTTTGATTGTCGTAATGCTTTCCACCAACTGTATTGTAAGATGTTTGAATCCACATTTGAGCAGGCCAGTTATTGTGTAGTTCTAAATATTGTTGTCCTACTGATTCATCTTCAACGCCATCAGCGTTTAGTGCGTCTTTATTGTCTAAAGTCAATACTTGAAGTACTTCATTGTTTTCTGATATTTTTGCAAAGTGTGCCATAATTTTTTACCTATTGAAATTTATACCTTATTGCGACAAATCCTGAGCCGCCAGCTTGTCCAGGATAACCAGAAAGGCTACCTCCACCGCCTCCACCAGTATTAACTGCTCCTGTTGGCGAACAACCACCGTGTCCTCCTCCACCGCCTGCTCCACCAGCACCACCATTTGGAGGACCAGCTTGAGGGGAACCTCCACCACCACCGCCAGCAAAATATCTTCCATTTGGTGCTAAAGGTGTAGGGGACTGTCCATAACTTGGAGAAGTTGGACCAAACCAAGGTCCTGGTACATAAGCACCATTTCCGCCAGGGGCATTACCTGTATTACCACCACCAGTTGTACTTGAGCCTATAGTTGCAGCTCCACCGCCGCCACCACCAGCTTGATCTGGAGTAAATGGACCACTACTTCCACCACCTCCACCTGGAAATCCTTGAGCAGGACTTGTAGGAGGTGTATTACCTGCTCCAGCTGCGGGAACTCCACCACCACCTGATTGACCTCCGCCAGAAGCTCCAGCTAAAGGTGTGCTACTAGCGCCACCTCCACCTCCACCACCTGCGGATGGGATTGATGAAAAACTTGAAACATTACCAACATTGCCTCTTGTAGTATTTGATGTTTGCTCTGCACCACCTGCGCCGACTACTATTGCATAAGGCGAAGCTGAAACTGGAATTCCTGTAGGACTTGCGATAGGGTGACCTGCTGGAACAGTAGAAATAGAAAATCGCATTCCTCCTGCTCCACCACCTCCGGCTGAATCTCCCGGAGCTGATCCTGAATTTCTTCCACCACTTGCTCCACCAGCTACTACTAAATAATCTACTGTATCTGAACCACCAGGATTTCCAGCACAAGAAACACAAAAAGTTCCTGGACCTGTAAAAACATGGACTTTGTAATCACCTGTGGTGATTGTTGTATTTCCACCACTTGCTGCAACATAAGCTGAAGCTGCTCCTCCAGAACCAAATCCTAAGATTTGATAACCAAATGATTTACCTCTATGTGATTGTGTATTTTTTTGTCCTTTACCTTCGACAGTTGAAGGAAGGTTTATTTTTCTCATATTCTATTCTCCTTATGCGTCGTTAGCAGCGTCAGTAGTATAGAATAATTTAATTCCTAATAATCTGGCATCACCAGTAAAAGTATCACTACCATCGGCTGCGTCTCTATAAACTTGAAAAAATGTATAATCATCGTCAGCTGGAGATCCAGCAATTGTCATTGCAGAACTAACTGCAGTCATTTGCACATCTTCTACAGTTCCAATTCCAGCATCTGTAACTTCTTGAGCTGTTCCAAAAACTACATCGGCTGTATCACCTTCAGTACAACTAACACCTTGAAGACCAAAAATACAGTTTCCTGTA